AATGTTCCTAGTGTTTCACCTAGCAACGTACCAAGGACGGGGATAGGAATAAAACTTCCAAGCAATCCACCAACAGCAGCACCCAAACCTTTAAATACTGCCTGACCTATTGGTTCACCTGCAAGTAAAGAAGCAACAGCAACAACGATAGGACCTAAGATAGGAATTTTACCAAAGATACCCTTTGCTGCCTTCATTCCTGCTTTACCAAGTATCTTTGTTGCAAGTCTTCCAGGTGCTTTCTTTAACCCACCCTTCATGACACTTCCTTTAGCAGTGCCAAAGTTACCTCTCAGTGTTCCTTTCTGGGGTTTGGAAATAATATCTCCCTTTCTTAGTGCTCTATTGACTGCTGCCTTTGCTTGAGAAATACTCTTACCATTTGCTCTTGCATTATCATAAATCTGTCTTGCTTCAGGTCCATGCTTCAGTTGCATAGCTCTTGATGCACCCCGTGGACCTGTTGGCTTCATACCTGGTCTACTACCAGGTTTTGTTCCAGGTTTTGTCCCTGGTTTTTGTCCAGGTTTTTGACCTGGTTTCTGTCCAGGTTTTCTTCCACCATTTATCCTGGCCGTGGTCATGCCAACAATAAGTATGGCATTAAACAAGTTTCCTAAAGCATCACCTAGAGCACTAAACCTTTCTACTGCTTCATCACCACCCCATTCTTTTAGTTTTTTCTCACTATTTTCCCATGCAGTAAATCCCCAGTTTAAGAATGTACCTAGTCCATCAACAATACCTAGAACAACATTACTTACAAGGTCAGCAATTGTTCCAATGAGAGGTAATATTTTTTGTAGGATGGGTGCAAACTTTATAAGTCTAACAATAATAAATCCAAGAATAATATTCTTGATGAAGTTCTTCATCCTATCAAAGAAACTTAACTTAGGTACTTTAAGTCCGCCTCCTTTTTTTTCTTCTTTACTAGGTTTTGATTCTAATTTACCTTCTTTCTCCTCCCTTTCTGCTTTTTGTTTTTCCTTCCTCTCTTTCTCAATCTTTTTCTTTTCAGTTACAACAGATCCTTTTAAAAGTTTATCAATCTCTATAACTTTTGTTTTTATTACTACTGTCTTTTTGCCCGATGTTTTTGCACCAGCAGTTTCAGTGCCAGAAATTGGACTGATTCTGGATAATGAACTGGTTTTTATTGGCTTAATTGCTCCACCAACAGATGAACCAGGAAGTAATTTTTGAGATGAGATTGCCATTGATTATACCGCTATCCCAAGAACTTGAATTTTTTGCTGTGAAATCATTGCGTCAGCATTAATTTGTGGGACATCCTTCCCAGTTTTTTCATCTGAGTAACTTGGTTGACCCTGTTGACCCTGTTGTGATTGTAGTTGTTCTTGATATGCTGCTGTGGATGATGGTCTTGATGATCTAGAAACGGAGGAAGTTTTTGTTCCAATTTGTTCTCTAATTTTATTATAATCAAACGCTCCTTTCCTACCTGTAGCAAACGCAATTTGATCTGCGTCACTCATCTTCGGTTTTTCTGTGGCACCACCACCGCCTCCGCCGTTGATATTAGAAGTGTCTGAGACATCATAGTCTCCATGTAAACCACCCTTAGAAATTCCACCACCAATACCAAAGTCTTTCCTTATTTTAGCAAGTCTTGCTCCCAATTCAAAAATTTGAATTCTTCCATCACTATCCACATCCAAACCAGCATTACCCGCATACCATTGTTTACTTTGTGGGTATCCTTTTGGTAAACTTCCATCCCTAGATGCAAGTACGAAGTCTTCCTTCTCCTTTACGAAAGCGGGTAAGAATGTAGCAGTATATAAATGTCCTGGAGATATTGGTCTTTCAACTCCACTTAACTTTTTGTTCAAATACTTTTCAATGAAAGGTAACTGTTCAGCACGAGACATCCCTTTCAAAGCTTCTATCGTTGTGCCTTGCTCCCGTGCTGTACTAGGAAGCATTTGGATTAGTCCAGTAGCAAGAGTGTCTGGGTGTTGTGCATTAGGCATTAAAGAAGACTCGGATGCCATCTTTGCCAACATATCTCCAGGATTGACTCCAAGTCTCTTGGACATCTCAACTAATCCTTCTAAGAATGCTTTGTCAGTACCTACTCTTTCCTTAGAAGTTCCTGTTAGTTGTAAAGGAACATCTTTTTCTGCTTCTACGTTCCCTGACTGAGTGGGACCTGTTATCGTAGGTGTAGTAACTGCAGTATTAGGTACTTCAACATCTGGATATTGTTTTGAGAGTGCTGCACTAATGGCCGCTGGATCAAAATCACCTGCTGGAACTTCAGGTTGTTTTTCAGCAGACTGTCTGTTTTCCTTTGCTGGTTCAGTATCAGGACCGGCGTGAACGTGACCACCAGTTTTTGCATACAAAGTTCCATCTAACATCGTGGGTCTATTGGTTCCACCACCAGCAGCATTCATTGCTGCAAGTGTATTCGATCCATATTTTTGAACTGCACCACGACTCATAACAAACTCACCTGGAGTTAGCATAGCAGGAACAGTGTCTGTTCCATGTGCCATGGCATGACCACCACCAGCAAATCCGCGAACAATTCCACCACCAGAATATGCAGCAGTCTTTCCAGTCTCTAAGAACTTTATTTGTTCATCAATTTCTGCACCAACTCCCTGCATCCTCTCAAGGAAGTTTAATTTTGATTTCTGCTCTTCAAGTTTTTTAATTTTTTCTTCGGCAGTTCCTGGTTCAGCAGCAGTTTTTCTCTCTTGTTCATCAACTGTTCCTGGCATTAATTTGGGAATGACTGCACCTGCAACAAATAATCCAGCACCAGCGATTGCAGCAGCTGCCAATGGGTGAGCAGCAGCAAGTTTTGCAATTGTCATTGCGATCTTAGGGATGAACTTTAAAGTCATCAAGATCATCTTGGTGATGAATCTACCCAGACCATTACCAAATGCAAGGTAAGCAAAGAGAAGTGCAGGCCAGGTCTTACTTAAGAACTTACCAATAGCAGTTAATTTTTTCCGATTATCAGAATCACCCATCCAATCAAGAAGTTTCATTATAACTCTACCAAGAATAACAGTCTTAATAAAATCAAATACCCTCTCAAATAATCCTTTGACTGGTTTGAGAACTTTATCTGTTGCTTTTACTAGTCCTTTAAATATTCCCCCTTCTAACTTATCCTCAGATGCTTTTCTCTTCCGTTTTTCAGTGGTTCTACGTTGCAATTTGAGTTGCTTTTTCTTTATATTTTCTTGCTCTCTTAAACTATTAAGGATAGAATCAATTCCTTTCAGAATTTCATCCATATTTTCTTTAGTCTCTTCACCTACTTGTTGAGGAACAATCTTTCCAGCACTAACTCTCTGTGCTTTTACAATAGCACCACCGCCACCACCACCGAGTGATGTTCTTCTACCGGACATCGATGGTGCGGCAGATTTCTTTTTACTTATAACTTTCTCAACAAATTTTTCAAAATCTACTTTATCTTTTCTTTTCTTAAATCCTTCTTTTCTCTCAGTTGGAGATAATTTCTCACCATCAATGGTTCCTTCAGCAGTAAGTTCATCAACATACTGCTGGTATCTTTCACCGAAAAACTTAGAACCGAATTTACTAGATGGCATTCCTTTGCTTTTGCTTTAACTCTTCTTCCTCAAGATGTTGTTGTAGTAGTGCAACATAGATGTCTCGTTCCCAAGGCATCAAGTTTTCAATCTCAGTTAATGAATATTTATGGTACTGCATCAAGGCAAAGTTAAGTTTGTAGTAGTTCTCCAGATCCATATGGATCATGGCTACGCGAAAAAACCCGCCAATCCCTCAATTACCACTTCACTTTCCTTCTTAGTATTTGGGTTCTTAACCTTAACAGTATGAGAAAGTTTTGGCATTGTCTCAAAGAACTTCTCAATTTCTTTGAACTGAGAAGAATTCATCTGTTCTAAGAACTCAACAATCTCTTTCTTAGTACAATCTTCAGTTGCCCACACTTCATCTTCAGTATAAATTTTATCAATACAACTTGCAATCAAATCAAATGATTGCTCCATAGCATTCTGTTCAGTAAAATCAAAATTATTTTTAATGAATTGATCAAGAGATGGATATTTCATTTCCATCATGATAGTATCATCTAACTTAATTTTATTAGTATGGTCATCATTTCTTTGAACTTGAATATCATCAAGATTAATTTTATGTTGTACCTGAGTTTCTTCATCATCAGCGCAAGTCACTGTGACTTCAATTTCTTCACCGACTGACTTACCTCTGATATTTAAGAACAAGAATTCAATATCAAAGGTTGGGAGAGTCTCCACTTTAATACCTTTGGTTTGAATGCAGTTCTTAATTACATTCTTGATAGCATTTGTGATTTGCTTTGTATCTTCACTCTCTAAAGCAATCACAAGAACTTTCTCCTCTTTTACAAGGAATGGTCTGTATTGAATTGTCTCACCTGTAGATGGCAATTCAAGTTCATATACCGGTGTGGCAATCTTTGGTAAAGGCATGATGTCCTATAGAATTTCAGTAATTTTATTTAGATGGGTTATTATGAAAGATTTCCAAATGCTTGAGAGATGGATGGAACACTTGCTCCAATATTCTTGAAGTCAATCCCATTAGGAGTTTGTGGTATAATCTTATCATAATCAAGATCAAGATTAGCATCAAAGAAAAATTTATTATTCTGTTGTGCTTGTTCAGGAATAGTAGGTGTTGGTGGTCTAGATGGTGTTGTAGGAGTAATTGATCTACCAAGATAGTATCTAATATAACTCATTGACACAGTTATTTTTAATAATGAAGAAGCATCATAAGAAAGTGGCATCGCACTAACAGAAAGTGGGAAGGCTCTTACAAAATTATAGGTTAAAGAATTTTGATAGTTTCTTTCAAACTTTGTGACTTTCAATCCTTGATCCATAATATATTCATTTGGATATCTTGCTCTATAATGATATGCTCTTGATGCAATGTTCGGTTGTTGTTCAGTTAATGCGTTTCCTCCTTGGATACCTCCTCCATCTTCATTCATAATGAATGATATCCATCTCTCAAAGAAACGAATTGACGTATACTTCTCCGCATCAACATAGAATGTAAGATCTATCCTATCATCAAACTGCCTTCTATATGCATGTTTCTCGGTCACACCTGTACGATCATTATTATTCTCAAAAGTTGTTAGTTGGGATCCAGGAAGACTAGCTTCACTACATGACAAATTAAACGACCTTTGATTAACACCAAGAAGTGATCTCAATGCAGAAGGAAAGGGAATCTCAACATCAAAGTGTGATGTTAAAGCAGGATGTAATAATGATGATTTAATCTCGGCAATTGTTTTAGATTTACCAAGTCTATCGGTGAGTGCCATCTATAAATAGTTTTTACCTTATATATTATGTATGGCAGAAAGTATCAAGAGTAAATACAGACCGTCATATCCCAACAAATATAAAGGTGACTACACAAATATTATATGTCGAAGTAGTTGGGAACGCAAGTTTTGTCGTTGGTGTGATCTAAATGAGAGCATTCTCCAATGGGGAAGTGAAGAATTTCATATCCCATATGTTTCGCCAAAAGATAATCGTGTTCACAAATACTTTCCCGATTTTATTATAAAGGTAAGAGAGAGCACAGGTGAAGTTAAAACTTATGTAATTGAGGTAAAACCCAAGAAGCAAACAAAACCTCCAGCAAAAAGAAAGAGGGTGACTAAATCATACATCTATGAATGCACTACTTGGGAAATTAATAAAGCAAAGTGGAGAGCTGCTCATGAGTTTTGTGCTGATAGAAAAATTGAATTTAAGATCATCACCGAGGACGAATTAGGTATCAAATGAACCGTATCGAATCTGTCATTAACGAAATTAAATCTGAGAGTAATGTTGATGATAGAATGACACTAATTACCTATGCACTAAATGATACAGTAACTCCTATACCTGAAGTGGGAAACATATGCACCTTTTATTATTATGCAAAAACTCCAAACATTGAATATGATCAACATCCTCTAGTTGCTGTTACAGAATTATTCAACTGGGGATTTCGTGGTATTAATTTTCATCATCAAGAATATAGACAATACACCTGGGAAGAGTTGGGGAGTCAAGTATACATAGTACAACAAGATGAACTTGATGAATTGTTATCATTACAATATGGAAAATTCGTACTAAATAAATAAAAACCATATCAAATGGCATCTTTCGATCAAGGCACAGCAGAAGAAGTAAAAAACGGAGATGCTCAGTTTAGAGCAGGTGCTATCGTATCAAAGCAGCAGGCTACTTTTGTTGGAGCAGAATATAGAAAAGTAGACGTAGAGCAACCTGACGGTTCAACTAGAACAATAAACCAACCGCGTGGTGGAACAAAGATTTATCATAGAGTAGTGACTTATGTTACTCAAGCAGAAGATGGAACTGTAAGTGGTGCGGAAAGAGTAATTTATATTGAAAAGAATGGTAAGTTTCAACCCGCAGCAATATCAAAGGATGGAGGAAAAAACTATTCATTCTCTGATCCAAATTATCCAACAATGGATGGTGTTGCCGGAGCAGGTTTTAAAAACGAATTAAATGATTCTGATGGTGCAATACGCAAAAATCTTGATAAACAAACTAATGATTCATTAGATGCTGCAGGGATACCAAAAACTCAAAAGAAAAATATCATAGAATCTATTAAAAATAATGCTGATCAGGTAGACGTTGAAGAGGCAAGTGATGATGCCAATGAAGATACTAAATTAACTGATGATCAACAAATAGATGCTGCAACCAGTCCATCTGCGCTTGTGAGTTTAAAGGTAGGTGAAAAGGGGGGAACTAGATCTGCATCAGGTTCATTCGGTAATCATGTATATCCATTGGACCTTGGTGTTACAGGACAAGATGTTCTTAAATTTACAATGGTAAAGTATGTTCCATCAGATATTAATATGAAATCTGGTTTTGGTATTAATACAGATGAAAGAAATTCTGGTGAAAGAGAAATATTAGGGACTGTAATTCTACCAATACCTGGTGGGATATCTGACAACAATCAAGTCAGTTGGGGATCCCAAAGTATGAATAATATAGAAGTTGCAGCTGCACAGTTTGCACTGAATACTATTAGTGACGGA